ACCAGACGAGTTTTCTTGCCAAACAAATTTAATTGTATCAGATGTTGTTGCTTGATTTACATATGGATATGCCTCTAACATATATCTACCTGCAGGTAGTGTAACTACTCCTGAGCTGATATTTGGTGTAAAGTTTCCTGTAAGACTTGATATTTCGTAAACTGCGTTTGTTGCGTATGTTGTCATAGATAATGTACCTAAACATACTTTAAACTCTACTTCTTTTACAAAATTAGATAAATATGTCATTTAAAAATCTTTCTTCTTAAATATATATATCTTTTTACAGACATAAAAAAACCTGCAAAAGCAGGTTTATTAATTAATTTAATGTCTTTTCAAATAATGTATTTATTTTTTTATCCTGTGAAGATCACATGGATTATAATTCTCTATTTTCTCCATGAATAACCTTTACAACAGGAAATCTTAAAGAATGACCTCCGTTTTGATTCTGAGATTCTTCAAAGTATTGAACAGTTATAACTTTATTTAGTATATCTTCTGGATTTAAGAATAAATGCTTACGTTGATCAATAGAAAAACCAGAACCAACCCTAACATCATGTCCTTTATGCTCAATCAATACAGCACTTAGCATTTCCTCTTCAACTTCAATGCCTTCTTTAACATATCTAAATGGACCCGTTATGATTTCTTTTACGTTGTATTCAGCGTCATGGAATGTTTTAACTTTTAAGATATCATGTGATCTTTTACCTTTATATTGTTCATCTTTTCTAATCATTACACCTTCCCAGTTTTTGTCAGATGCTTTTTGTATATATCTTTCTAGCTCATCGAAACTAAAAAAAGGAAATTGATTTAGAATTTTAATATATCTTAAATCTTTATGATAAGATAAAAGAACTTTCAATGCATTAAGTCTATAAGAAAATAAGCTTTCAGTAGATATTCCATTATTAAAAACTTCTAACGGAATGAAGTCGAATACTTGAAATAATCCTGACTGTATTGTATGATCCTTACGACCTATTTCTTTCATTACATTTTGAAAATCTTCGTCACCATTTTCATTTACAATACACATTTCACCGTCAAAAACTACGTTTTTAACACCTAGACTTTCAATTTCTTTTTCTACCAAGGATAGTGTATGAAATTGTTTTCCTGCTCTTGAGAATGATTTTGCTTTTCCTTTTTCGTTAACCACGATAAGGCAACGAACACCGTCAAGTTTTCTTGATACATACCAAACATCTTTCTGTAAGTCGACTTTCTTTTTTGTTTTTTCATCATACTTGTTAGCTAAAGCTACATTAAACTCAGGAATAAAACCAGGTAAAGCCTTGTTAATAAGTTTAACAGAAGCTCTAACTTTAAGATTTCTTTCGAGCATTAAGTATAATAGAGATTTTGATTCTGGATTGTTGAACAAATATCCGTTTGTTTCCTCTACAGCTTTATGTCCTGTAATCATCCTATTATTCAAAGAATCTAATAATTCAAAAACAGAAGAAAATTTAGTATGCTTGTTGCAAAGATCTGGTCTTTTGTCTAATACTTTAGGTGTAATGTTGTATTGCTGAAATGTGTTGTACGTATAGAACAAAACTTTTCTAACTTCAGGTTTTGCAAATCTGATCAAATCAATCTTATCATTAGATGATGTGGAAGAATTCATTTCTTTAATGAAATCATATACAATATTTAAATCCATATTATATCCTTTTTTTAACTTAGTTGAAGTATGATATATTATAAAATATAATTAAACAAAATGCACGTCTAATATTACTTGATCTCATGCAAATCAGTTTCAGCTGAAATTGCTAATGCTTCTAAGAATTGCTTTGAGTAATAAGAAAGTCTGACATTGTTTCTTTCACATAATTTGTAAACTTTTTCTACACGTCTAATTGCATCTTTAGCTGATGATGAATCAAAAACATATTTAACTTTCTCAACATCATAGTCTCGAAGTCCGTGATTACGTAAAGTTAGTTGGTATCGTTTTAATTGTGCCATAATAATTTTCCTTTTTTGTTTTATATTAGAGAGAGTATTGTCTTGCAGCAACTTGTGCTTTATCAATCGTGTTGAAAGTGCCAACGTATGTCCAACCACTGGACCATTTGTTGACAGCTTTATGGTATAGTTTAATCTTTTCAGACTTGTTTTCTAATTTAAAAGTCTCGCCTTTGAAGTGATATAACATTTTTATATTACCTTATTTTTTCATGGAGATTAATGTATCAGCTTTGTCTTTACTAAAGCAAAGATTAGCACCAGGATATAAAAGCCATGCTCTTTTAAGTCCTACAGAAGGTCGTGGTTTTTCAGCTTCACCATCTGTAAAAATAATGTAGCCATCAAATTTTTTCTTGTTTTTTAATGCATGTTTTGTTACAGAATTAAAACATGTCCCGCCTGTTAGAGATCTATTTATTTTTAGACGCTTTCCTTTTTTCCATAAGAATCCATCTTTGTCAGCAACATCAGCGTCAAATTTGTAAAGATAGAAATCTGTTTGCTTACTTAAGTTTTCTAGTTCTGAATAAATCATTTCGAGATATTGATCATGCATCGATCCACTTTCATCAACATAAACTGCAATTACTGGACGATATAGTTTTTTACTACCAGGATGGACAAAAGGGTATTTTCTATTTAAGCGTTTGTTTGAAGATTGTCTTTCGTCTCGACTTGAAAAACCACAGAAAGTCTTAAGAATAGACTCCCACTTAATAGTTCTTAAAATCATCTTATTAAGCTCAGAAGCTTTTTGTGCAGAAACAGATCCCCAACCTTTCTGATTAGCTTCATTAACTGCACCTTTTAAAACTTCTTTTACTTTTTGAGAAATCATTTCCCTTTCAGCGTCAGATAATTCGTCCCAACCTTCATGGTCATCAAATCCAACACAGGAATTTCCTTCTTGCAGTAACTGTTGTACAAGTTCATCATCTTCCATTAACTTTTCAAAATAGTATTCAGATGTTTTATCTGAAGGTAAATTGTAAATTAATTCATCTAACTTTTTGTGAGTACTAAGTTGTTCAGGTGTCATCTTAATGATGACTTTGTTAGATAAAGGAGACAGTCTATATCCTGGAACTAAACCACCTTCAGGTAATTCATCATATGGGATTGTTGAATTAATTGCTAAATCAGTAGCATAATTCCAGATAATATGTGGAGTTTTTCTTCTTTCAGTAGTATGCTGATATACTAAATGTAAACATTCATGTTTTAGCAAGCCTCTTACTTGTCTTGGTTTAAGACTAGCAAGAAACTTTCTATTCCACCACATAGTGATATTACCATCTTTAGCAAGCACACCTGCAGTAGGTATCTGATCTGTTTCTACCTTAGAAAGGTTACGAAGAATACAACTGTAAAAGGGCTCGTTCCACAGTAGGTCAACTAAATGTTTTGATAGCTTGAAATTATCTATCTTTTCTTGAGATACTTCTACATCTGCCATAGGCAAATCATTGTTTGTTGTATCTTTCATTGTAAGTCCTTTAAATTAAAGTTGATAATAGTAATATAGGTCCTTATGTATATTATTATATTAATTAATTTATTAATTTACACACATTATTTTAACTCAAATTCTTACTATTATTAACTACTTCAACAAGATAATTTCCAATAAACTTGTGAAAGTTTTGAATTGTTTTCATGTTTTTAGTATCTGTAATTTTATTCCACATATGTAATAACATTTCTTCAGAAATCATTTTGCCAAGTTTAGCAGCATTTTCACCTTGAGAAACATCCCATTCATTTGTTGCACCATATTCTGCCAATCTTTCAATTAAAAGGTTTAAACGGTCATTAGACATTTGTTCTACTTTTTCTTTAACTTCATCAAATCGATCAAGAATGTCTTTAGGCGTAATATTAACTTCATATTTTTCAACGAAGTCTGAAAATTCTATTGCTGTTGGATTACCAATAAAACCGCTAGCAAGATTAAAGATTAATGATTTGCCTTCACTTTGTTTGCCTGATTTAAGTAAATCAACACCTGCAAACTTTAAACTTTCGTCAAGTCTAGTCCAACTTGCAGGTGTAGGGAAAACTGTGCCTGGTTCAAAACTATTAGGTTCAGGTGCAAGATGTAGTGTTCTTGTAGATAAGAACTCAATAATTAAAGGATCAACATTGTTTTTCTTTGCCCAAGAAAACCAGTCTTCAGGCGAAGGATGGATATCAACAGTCCAAAAGCGTCTTAATAAGGCTGGATCCATTTCATTAACATCATATTCACTACCATGATTAACAGCTGCAAAGATACGAGTTTCAGGGTGAAGCTGATAAGCATTTCCAAACTCATCGTTACCTAAGCATCGATCAAGAACAATTTGAAAGAAAGATTGCTGTACAGCAGGTAATGATCGGTTTAATTCATCAAGAAAAAGAACAACTGGCTCTTCGCAAGCACGAACAAACCAACTTGGCATGCAGAAAGTCATAACCTTTTTCTTTTTCATTCCTTCAACATCCGGATAACCACCAACATCGCCTTCAGTCATAGTTGAGCCACGAACATCAATAAGTGGTAATTCAATGTTTTGAGAAATTTGTGCTGTAATTGCAGATTTACCGATACCTGTAGAGCCTCGCATAAGAATAGCAATATGAGGAGGAAGCTTAGAAGCAATTGAAATAAAACTTGAAATATTCATATTTTAATATTCCTTTTAAAAAATTGATTGATTGTAAATTATGATTTATTATAATATAAAAAGAAACAAAATGCACGCTTATAGTTTAACTTGGATTGTCACAATAACAATACTCAATAACATACATAACATCGTCTTAAGATTAAACGGAGATTCACCTAAAAAAGTAAAAATCAAAAGAGGCGACAGCATATAAGATATACCAAATAGTATAAACTTACCAGACCATGCTGAAGAATATTGATTTACAAAGAATCCATATGAATGGATATAGCACAAGCTTGTAGGTACAGCAAATACTAGTGCTATAAGCAATGATTTATCTTTCCATTCAGGAACAATAAATTGCATATTGTTTTGTAAAAAAGCAAATGTCGATCCTAACATAAAGATCAGGATAGCTTTAACCATTATTATCTAGCTCCAATTCTAGCAACTTCTTCAAAGCCGTTTTGTTTTAAATCCATGAAGAAAGTCCAGCCTGCACCACCAAAACGATTTTTAACAGTTTCTAAAACACGTAAGCCTTTAAAATCTTCATCTTTCTTTTCAATAGATAGATGAAGCATAGCATCAACCATATGCTTTAACTTTTGAGAACCAGCCATGTTACCGCTTTTATTTACTTGACCAATACAGATAACATTTACATAATGTTCTTTAGCATAGTCTGTTAATAACTGCAATGCTCTAACTGCTGATTGTCCGTTTGTATGATCTTCACCGTATTTACCATCATTAAGAGTTTGCAGAGAGTCTACAATTAAAAAGAAAGGACGATTAGGAAACTTAGCTCTTAGTGCCGAACATTGTGAAAGTAAACGAGGAACATATGTTTCTTGGCCTGCAACGAAGCCACTTCGAATATCAAGACGTTCACATGTAAGTTTTACTTGATATAAACTTTCTTCTGCTGTATTGAATAAACAAACATAACCTTGAGCTGTTAAAGCATCAGCAAGAGTAAGCATAAGAGTAGTTTTACCTGCTCCTGGCTCACCAGTAAATAAAGAAATAGTTGAAGGAGTAAAGCCTTCTCCACCAAAAGCGTCATCAATAAACGGGACACCACACTTGTTTCTTTTTCGAAGTTGATCTGGAATTCTAACATCAAGGATATTGGTTCCAAAAACAATTTTGTCGTTTTTAACGTTAAGCTTCATAAAATAAATCCTTTTTTAATTTTTAAATGTTTAATTCTTTAATATTATATTTTAAATAAAAACTAATTGCACGCTCATAGTTTTTTAATATGTTGCCCACTCATCTGAAATACTTTACAACCTACAAGGACAAAGAAAGTGTTTGTCTCTACTTTTCTACCAAAGTAAGTAGTATCAGAAACTATTAGTCCGATTGGATCCCCGCTCAAATAAGGACACCCTACAATGTCATTGACTTTATAGTTCCACTTTATGACTGTTTTTTTAGATTCAAAGTTTTTCTTAAACTCTTTTTTAACTACTTTTCTTGTTGATTTAGTTCTTGCATTGAAACTCGGGTCTTTCTTGAGTTGCTTTTTCAAAGCATCCATGTCTTTCTTTCGATACGTCATGTTGATTATCCTTTCAACAATATTATAATAATTATAAATATATTGTACACTCTAATTAAGTACGAGGATCGATCACTTCAACATTAATCTTTTTACCGTAAACTTTTTTTAATCCGTATTTTACGTATGACATAATACATCTTGTAGTTATTTCTTCTAGTCTATGATTATCAAATTGTATATTAAGATTTACAGCTAGATTTTTTCCTAAATTCCAAGCCATGAGTTCTTCATTTAAAACATTCACAAGATGCTTTTTAGATTTAATATTATTTGAATCAGTACAATCAGAAAAAGTACCAGTACATTTCATGTTTTTTACAGTACTTGCTTCTAAGTCTATTTGAACATGCCCACTTTCGTGGATTAAAGCAAGAAGCCTCTCTCTCCATTGTAAGTCATTGTTAATTATAATCTTTTTAATTGCAGGATACCAAGCATCTTCTGCGCCAGATATTTGTACAACTTTTACGCCATACTTTTTATCGAGAAACAATTTTAAAAAATTAAATCCTGCTTTATATTGTTTTGACATTGTTCACCTCCTATTGTGGAATTATAATAGTCCTTTAAAGTCACTATATGCACGCCAAATAACTTTTTTAAAGCTATTAATTTTTTTCTTATCTTTTCTTAGTTGTTTCTTTAATCTTTTTTGAAATCTTTTAACTTTTTCTGCATAACCCATACCGCTTTCAACGTATTTAGGACCTTTTTCACCTTTACATCTGTATCCTTGGTTGTATGCGCAAAGATTTATTTTATCGTTACCTTTTGCATAAGGCCTAAAAAGAGAGTAAATTCTAGCTCCTTGTTCCATAGCAACAACATGATCCGAGTTTAGTTCTTTACATGTATACTTTGGTTCAGTGTATTTTGGTATTACTTGTGAAATACCACATGCTCTTCCTGTGTAGCTTTTTATATTTGTTTTAAAATTACTTTCAACCCATAAAACTGAAACATATAATTCTGGCTTAATATTGTATTCTTTAGTAATTTTATGAAGAGACTCAACATTATTACAAATGTTTTCTTGATTTACTACGCCATTCATGTTAGTAAGAGAATAGCAAATTAGTATTTCTTTAATCATAAATTCTTATCACGTCTCCTGATTTAAATTTCTGGATATCATTTTCACTGTACTTAATAACTACAAAAACATCACTTTGAGTTGTTCCACCAATTGTCATATAGTTATGTGCTTTTTCTGTTATGATTTGCACAATTGTTCCGACCTTATGTGACTGCATAAAATGTGTAGCTTTTTGACCTATTTTTAACATAATTTTTCTCCTTTGTATGTCAAAGTATTATATTAAATTATTATATTATTTATAATAATAATGCAGTTTTAATTTTGCACGCAAATACTAAATAATACCTGCATCCTTTAAAGACTTTAAAACGTCAAACATTCCTTGCATTGTAGAGGTATGACATGTTGATCCAGTTTCGTCACAAGTATCTTGAACAAATGTCATTAAAGAATCAGGCTTCCCCATAAAGTGTTGCGATGCAGAATCATAAGATGATTGGCAAGGAACTGTTTCACATGATTGACTTCTATGTGTTCTATAGTGATCCAAAGTTTCAGGATGTGCACAGTGAAAGTCTATATGCTCAGCATATTCTTCAGGGGTTACAGTTCCATCATTGTTTAGATCAAAGTGACTGTACAGTTCATCTTTAGGCACAACCCCATATTGATCTGTTTTTAATTCTCCATGCGATTCGGTGTGTTCTTCGCTATGCATGCTATGCATATCGTCATCTTCGCAGCTAGAATCTTGCATACCGAGGGGCATCATACCAATCATACTTTCATTCATATTGTTTAAAAACTTTCTTGTTAAAGCTCTTTCATCAATTTTCTTTATCATAAAACATTCCTTTAGCTATTTAGTTAAATATCTTCCTGCTGCGCAATATTATGTGCATCTGTTCGAGAGATACCTTGATTTATTAACTCGTTCATGTTACTTTGTGAAGATACTTTATTTTTAAATGAATCTACATTTTTTTGTGCAAAATCTGTATTGATATTCATGTCTTTAAAAATATATGTTAACTTGCTTAGAGTGTAACAAG